GATGATTGGGATGTTGTTGGCGGGTCGTATGCTGTAGGTAGATTTATTGGAGGAGTCCCGTATGGAGCAAGTACGCCAGCAAGGGTTCAGGCTTTTTACTCCCTAGTACCAGAAGCAAAAACTATGTCGCTGGAAGGGTTTGGAGCTTCTGACCCTACAGGATTACGGTACTTTGAAACTACCTTCGCTAATGATGAGTGGGTTCAGCTAAACCGTGATCTTTTCCGAGATTACCATAATAAGAACAGTAATATCTTTGATTTAAAATCACCGTTGCTTAATCCAAACACCCGGAAAGGACTCACGGGTAAAGGTTTTACAGGCGCTGAACCTTTAGATCCTGACACGTTAGAAATTTTTTCCGACTACAGCAAAGCAGTGAAGGATGTCTGGGGGGATAAAAAATCTTTCAAAGGAGTCGAAGCTACATTTGGCGCAAACGCATCTAGGAGGCTTTACAAGAATTTCTTAGAGGCTTACGCAGATGAAGTAAGAAACTGGAAATCCAGAACTCAGGTTGGGAGAAGGACCCGTTACGAAGGTATAGGTGCGGTGGATGAGTTCTCTGAGACAGATTACGCTTACAAAGAGGCTCACTTGGACTATCTGGACAACCAGAAAACTTTAGAAGATCACTTTAACGATCTGCTGAAAGAGGACGTTGACCTTACATCAGAGCTTCACAATACTATCGTTACCGCAGCATCAATAAAGGCAACGGCGAGGACTGTAGCCGAGGAAGTGGATACAGCACAAAGGGTAGGGACTTGGGGTAAGTTGGGTGCGATAGAACAACATGCTATGCGAGATGCTGTGAAGACAACTAGAAAGCAAGCAAACCTTGTTGATGCCCAGCAGGGGTTGCTGAGATTAGAGCAGGAAGACCCAGCAACTTATCACCTTATTGACGTAGACATGCAGGATGGTTGGGGATTTTTTACAGATGCCGATGATCTGATTTTGGACATGGGGAACCAGCACCTTTTCGAAGTGATGAAAAGTGCATCACGGAATAACGCTGGTAAACGGGCTGAGGATACTCCGGGTATGACCGATGCGTTGATGAAGGAATTTCGTGGCAAAATCGGCACCTCCGAACAGCAGTTAGCTGATATTAGCGTGGCTGCTGACGTTGGGGACTCAGTTCTTTTCTCGATGCGTAACAGGCGAATCCACGAGCGTATGCACTCGATGGTAAAGAAAAAATTACAGATAGAGGGTGATGCTGCCCTCAAGAGGCTTGGTCCAAACGACAGCGATGCAGCAGTCGAGGCTGCTCAAACGGCGGTCACGCAAAGATGGTTGGATATATATAACGGCTGGTACCTAAAAAGCGATGTTCACCAACTAACAGAAATTGGGGGTGCTGTTATAGGCGGAAGCCCCCACAGGGTTAATGTTCTTGTCGGACCTGACGAGGTAATACAGAATAACTTTGCGTTTGTAAAACTTAAGGGAGTCCAAAACACTCCTGAGCAAGCTGCTGCTTTCAAGAGGAAAAACCCTACTGCCCCGGATAACGCAATAGAAAATACTGTTAGAACCGGAGAGTTAAACGTACAGCCATCTCGCTACGGCAATGAAGTTAAATCTGGAGTGGACAGGTTTAATGAAGGCTTGAGGGCGATTCAAAAAACATTGGACGAACAAAACATCGGAGCTAACTCTAGGGCAGTAGAAAACCCTACTCGTGCAAGTAGCGACATACTAGATATTCAAAAGAAAACTGAAGCCGGACAAGTTATAAACACAGGGAAGACAGACGGTAAAAACATTGTCCCTAGTAGCTTTAAGTATGAAGACTTTTTTGGTACTAGTATCCGAAAGCCATTGAACAAGGAGCTTCTCGATAGCGTCCTTACGGATGCGACAGGGGAGTTCAGGACTGTTACTGGAGAAATTACACCAGAAGGTAAAAGGGTATTAGCCGAATCTGCATCAGAGCGAATTGGTCAAAGGCTTAAACAAAAAGACTACCGTGAGTACCTTAAGGCACGGGAAGCAGACATACATCGAGCTAGGCAAAAAGCTGCTGCGATTATGCACAATGCTGAAGAAAGCTATAAGGCGGGCAGAATAGATCAGTCAGAGTTAGAAAAGCAAAGCATGATAGCGAAGTCGGTATCAGATTCAGCTAAATCTGGTTACAAGCCGATCGAAATGCACCCTATAGAAGTTCAAGCCTTATTAGATCATGGAGTTGAAAAGCTCCAGAAGTTATATCCAAGTAAGGTTTTCGATAGAAGTGATTTTATAATCGCAATTAATAAATTCCTTGGGGTTGAAACTGCTCGACGAGGAACTGCAGCATTTACAGAAGTAGCCCAACAAGCTCCAGCACTTAAAGGAATGGCTGGAACTAAAAAGATGTTCAGGGCAGAAGGTCTTACGCCTAGGGAACAAAACCTAGTAGAGCAAGCACTTGGCTTGGACACAGTTCTCCGTAATGAATCTCCCTTATCAAGGGCGCAGATTGTTCGCGGAATGATTATTACGTTCTTCAACGTTCAAAGACAGTTACTTCTTTCCATTGATGCGGGAGCAATCTTTAATCAGGGAGGCTTGCTGCTTGGAAGATTTACCACAAAAGGCGGGTACGTAGATTTAGGCAAGTCCTTAAAGGGAACGCTTAGTGAGGGTAAATACAAAAGTCAGATGGATAAGATAAAACAAGATCCTGACTTTGATTACCTAACAACAAAGACAGGTATCTTTATTTCGGAATTAGACGGTCCCCTCTCTAAAAGAGAGGAAGGATTTATGTTTAATATCTTCAGACTGGCGGGTGTGCAAAATAGCCATCCGGCGTTTACAAAAACAGGCATTAGCCATCTAGGGAGGGCAATAGCCTACCCGTTCAAAGCAGGTGAAAGGTTCCATAACTTATACCTTAATAAGATGAGGTATTCGATGCTCAGGGATTTTAACGCCAAGCTTGTCAAGAGTGGGATTGATGATGCTGCAAGAGATGCAGCCATTAAAAACTATGCAGATTTCTTAAACAAAGCTACGGGCAGGGGAGATCTTGGCAAGCTTTCAAACATGGCTCCAGAACTAGCCAGTGTGCTTCTTGCTCCCCGATGGATGGTATCCAGAGTACAGGTTCCATATTCGATTGTGAAAACGGTAGGGAAAGAAGCACATGCCGGAAAAGGAATGTACGCAAGTAAGCAGATAGCCCAAGACTTAACTCGCACCTTCGGGGTTCTTGGCGGGATCGGGACGTTGCTTTACCTTAACGGGTTCAGGGTTGAGACAGACTGGAGAAAGTCTAGCTTCTTGAAGGCATCCAACGAGGGAACAAACTTTGTAACTGGCGAGCAGGGATCAGGAAAAATAAACATAGACCTCACGATGGGACTTGGTTCTGTATGGAGGTTCATAGCAAGGGCTTCTTACGGTGCAGCCCCTTGGGGCGACAGAAAAGAAGTTACCACGACTGGCACAGAGTTTGATGCAGATGTTGGTCGTCAGATAGGTAACTTTATGAGGGCTAAGCTAAGCCCCGCTGGTGCTTCTGTAACTGGACTGGTTACAGGGAATGATTACTTTGGGGAAGAAGTAACTGGAAGAGAGATGTTTGTGCCGGGGCAATCTTGGGATTATCAGGATTTCTTGCCTTTGATGACCCAACAAATTATAGAGGCTTCTCAAGAATTAGATGGTGGTCCAACACTAGCTTTGCTTGGTGCTGGTGCGGTAGGTGGATTAAACGTAAACGTATACCCCGATAAGGACGATCTGGCGCGAGAAATAACAGGAACGAGTTACGAAGACTTATACCCTTACGAGAAGAAATACATCAACCGCCTTTTCTACGAAGGTGGAAAATTCCAGCCTAGTGAGTACACTCAAAAGTCTTACCAGCTAGAGCTTGAGCAATATGAAACAATCGAGCGGATTATGAGTGGTTCCGGCGAGATGGGAACTAAAGCTTCGCGTGTTTACCGTGCAATGGACGTAATGGATATTAAGATGCAAGGTTTACGTATGGGCTACTTCCAAGAAAAAGATGAAGAAGAGATAGAAACTGATCCATTAAAGAAAGCGCAAAATGATTACTACGATTTGCTTAGTGAAGTTTACGGACCGGAAGGACAGTCAAGCTTATCTGATGAAGAGATAGACATGAAAAAGTTAAGGTTCTTATCTAGCCTGACAACAAGGCAACGGGATTACATTGAGGCAAATAAAACAAACTTCATGGTTCCAGACTCCGTATTTAAACTTCAAAAAGCTTCAGGCAAGGGCAACATTAAAAAAGCGAGTGACAATGCGCTTAGGAGAGCTTTATACAGGCAATCAGGAAGAGAACTGCCCCCGGAACTGGTTGTAGAAGACCCGTTGGGTCTAGCGGAAAACTATTACGCTGTCGCTAAAAATATAATTTACTCTAACGAGGCAAGAAGACGGCTTTCGATGGGAAGATCAGAAATCCCGAAAGCGCGAGAACAAATCGAAATCACTCGTGGGATACTTGAAAGAGTTAAGTAGTTCCCTTTATTATGTAGCAACCTAAACAATCGTTATGCCCCATCTAACAGGTGTTGCGTAACTGGAGAATTGAATGACAACTGAGAGACAAGAACCGCTAAACGAATCTGTAGTAGATCCGGCAACCGTTAGCATTGACTCTCCTACGGAAGATGTAACTACTTTTGAAGAACCTCAAACTGAAGTTACAGAAGATCCGATAGGTGTTGGTGTTGACGACGGAGATATTCAGGTTGGGGAAAGCCCGACGGAAGCTCAGTCAGAAGACTCAGACATAGTAAATAGTCCTGCGTTCAGAAGATACCAATCTGCAACGGACAAAAAAATGGCTGAGATGGAAAAACAGCTTACCGAGGAACGGCAAGCAAGGAGTAACGCACAGGCGCAGGAAAGCTTAAAAAATCTTGACGTAGAAGTAGCTCAATACGCTCAACAGAAGAGAGATCAACTTTTACAGCAAGGAATAGATGACGTAACTGCACAGCAAATGGCGAATGAACAGGCTGGTCTTGCGAAAGAAGCCTATATATCGAATTTGCAAGTGCAGCATCAACAACGTCAGAACCAGCAGCAAACGTCAGAGATAAACTCTAGGACGCAGCTTGCTAGGGCTTACGAGCTTGCTTCGCAGTACGGTGTTCCTTTTTCGGAACTACAGGACGTTAGCAGTCCAGCAGAGATGGAACGTCATGCTAAGAGTCTTAAGAGAATAAAAGATCTTGAGAGTCGACTGCAGGGTGTAACTCCTTCTCAGCAATATGGATCAGCGACTCCTGCTTCCGATGTTGCCCCTTCCGACGCTTCGGCTGTTTTAGACCGATACAACGCAGGAGATCCTGCGGTAACAACAGATATGGCTCGTTCTGCTTCTCAGAAGCTAGGACTTACCATTTTCGACTGAGGTATAAAACATGGCTTCTGTACAGACCAGTACATCTGGTAACTTACAAAATATGTCGCGTATTATGCTTACTTCGGCTAGATATACCGAAGAGCATAATGCTCCGATGGTTGGACTTATTGAAAAGTTCAACCTCAAAAAGGGTGAGTATCAACTCACGATTCCAAAAGTCGGGCAGATGGATGCTGAGGACTTGGTAGAAGGTCGGGACATGATCGACAGCGAGGACATTGATGTATCAACTGTCACCGCTACTACCGCTGAAGTAGGACTGAAGGTAATTATTACCGACACCCTCCTCCAGCAGAACAACGAAGATGTGTTCAAGATCATTGGTCGCCAGATGGGTGAAGCAATGGCGCGTAAAAAGGACACAGATATCATTGCTTTGTTTCCAACCCTAAACGGTGGAACAAAACTTGGTAATGACAACATCAACCTTACCCTTGCTAACGCATCGGCAATTATTGCTAACGCAAAAGCAGATCAGTTTGGTAACGACATTTATGTCGTACACCACCCTAATGCTCTTTGGAAGTTGGCAACGGATATAGGCAACACTCTTGCTACTTATCCACTCCCTGACGCTTTCAACAAGCCAGCAGTAAAAGATTACTGGACTGGTATTAAGCTTTCAGGTGTTCCGTTCTTTGAGGATGGAAACATTCAGACTGTAACCGATAACTCTGGTTATGGAGTTATTGCTGACAAGACAGCTATGGGTCATCTTGCTGCAAGGGCAAGGCGAGAAGAGCGTGATCGGGACATTTCCCTGCGAGCGCACGAAGTAGTTGTTACTGAAGATTATGCAGTCTTTGAAGTTGACGATACCCGTGGTGCTGCAATCCAGTACGAAATCGGAAACCCGACAACTACCAACGCTTAGTTTTATTAGGAGGCTCTTGTGGTTAAATCTGGCTTACAAGGTATGACTGTAAGGGGCGTTGTAAAACGCTCTTACTGGAAACATGATGCTGATTCGGACGAATGGATTGAATGTCCTAATCTTCCTGTTTCATTTGAAGCAGTATACTTAGAGCGAGGTTTCCTCAGGAGTCCTCCTGATGCGACTGAAAAAAAGGATGTAACGATAACCGAGTCCTCTAACATCGGTAATCGCAGGACTAAAAAAGAGCCTGTAAAAGTTAATACGAGGTAAAACTCTCATGGCATTTCCAACCGTAGTATCTGGTTCACCCGGATACGACAAAACTGCCACTACGACGCAAAAGCATCGTCTTGGCACAAAGATGGTCTATAACGATGGGCGAGTCTTCTACTACTCTTACGCAGCCGCGGCTATTACGGCTGGTAAAGTAACGATGGGCTCTC